CGGCACCCAGTCTCAAGCGTCTGTCTCTGGATTACCTACTGAGATATCAAAAATATCATCATTGGTAACTTATATCAGTAACGAGGGGTGGCAAATAGTTGGCGGTCAAATCTCTAACGGTGGGAGTCGCAGACTGGACGTTGAGGCGACAACTTACCGCTCAATATCTTCAACTGGTGATATCACAGAGTACAATCACGCCGCAGCGTCAGACATAGATATCCTATATATGACATCTCAGGGGCAGGCGTTAACCGCTCTCGACTTAGACAACCTATCGATAGCTAAAGACCAATATCAAATATCATGGGGTTACGATGCTGCGCAGGATGGAATACTAGTAAGTATTGTGGATGCTGATTTAGTTGATACAGACGAGGCGGTTTCAGTTGAAATATATCGAGATGCCGCAACGGGTCAATTTTATGGGCTGTTGCCGCAATTCGTAGAGTCAAGCTCTACTAGCGCAGTAAATCTATCCTCCGCAAGAACAATGGTAGTACCATCGGAGTTAGACGGTATGATATACGTAGGTCGATGTATAGCTCGCGAAGACACTACGTACTGGTCTTATGTTATTAATGATGGAGAAGGCTCTAGTGGCGCGTCAGACGATGCAGTTACGTTTATCGGTGTCGCTGATACCGCAGAAGCCGAGGCGCTAACCAATCTAATCGACGGGGTAGTGGTGGGTATCGGCTCTGGTAATGACTACGAGGAGTGGAGAATAATCACCGCCGCCACAACTTGGGAGTATTCCACAAAGGAAAAGCTACATAGGGAGAGAAGTTTAGTATTCACCCCGACCGCAACAGTAGCCAGCCTATCAGCCTTAGATCCAGTAATTGGCGCGTCCGTCACGGTTAATGAGAATGGTAGGGCTTATGATTATATATTGATGTCGGATTTAACAGCAACGCAAGCCTCATGGGCGAACACCCACCTAGCTAGCGGAAGCCTAGGCGCTTGGGTTATGCGTAAATCATTTGATATTCAGGAATGGGAGGAAGGGGATTTAGCAACGTGGAGCGAGTCCGACCACGCTTTTATTCCTTTAGCACCAACTTACGAAATAGGCGCTAACGCCGCATCAACTATAGCTCATGTGTCAGGAACGACTTGGACAACATCCAGTGACGAAACCCCAGTAGCTACGGAGTTGATTTTAAGTGATGTTAGGAGTAGCTACGTTCAACATGGAAAAACGAGAATGTACACAATATCGTTTTTTACTGATACGGATTCAAGTACGGAGTTTTCAGTGTTGGGGGCTATTGATGTGTGTAACGTTACGTATACATCTGAATCGACATTAACAGATGCGTTCTCTAGAGCGGTAGATGTAGAGCGAGCTGGTGTTAATGCTATAGAATTCTCTAGACATTCTGAGAATAGTGCGGATTTAAAAATAACAATCTCGTTTATTGCGATAATGGGTTAGCTATGTACACACCATTAAATAATATAACAAACCCTGAAACGGATGTTAATATTGAGCGCGTTATAGATTCGGAGTCGCCGCTAGCTGAGCAAAACCCCAGCGGTCAAGGCATAAGTAACGCGCTAAGCATAACCTTTGGCGCGGCAGAGTCCAATGATTTTGTATCCCTGTCCGCCGCTGGTGAGCTAACCATAGTGACCAGTGGTACGTACAGAATAAAGATATCTTACGAATTTGGGCGCTCAGGATCTGCTGGAACCGCTCATCTGTATGCATTCGCAGAAGTAAATGGCGTGCAGGCTGGGAGGAGCGTGTTCGATAGAGTTGTTAACGCGAATGATGTTAGGTCATTCGAGAATGATTCGTGGCTATACCTCCCTTCTGGCACTGTAATAAAATACAAAATGATTAGGGATGAGGCTGGGTCTGATTCGGGTGGGTTAATAAGGTCTGAGCCAACAAATCCACTAATAAACGCAGCACCATGCGCATCATTAAGGGTGGAAAAGTGGGCTAGATACCCGTAAGCTAAATAACTTTAATAAACCGTTGACAGACCCACAATATTAACGTATTGTGGGTTTTCTACTTACTAAAGGGAAATAAAAATGTCTGATTCAACAGATAAACTAAACGAAGCGGTAATCTCACTAATTAATAAAGCGACAGATACAGCAAGCGGTGCGATTGACTTTGTCGCTGGCGAGGTGCCGGATATCGTGCATCAACTTTTAATGTGGCATAGCATTAAGGCTGGCATTTACTTCGTAGTCTTTTCTATTATCGCATCATTAGCGGCGTGGTTACTTGTGGTGGCGCTCAAAAGTGATGATGAGTTGATTGGTATAGGTCTGTCCTCGTTTGTTGTCATGGTGGCGTTTACACTTGTTGCAATATCAAAGCTAATGATAATACTTCAAATCTGGATTGCACCAAAGCTTTACTTAATTGAATACGCCGCCGACTTGGTTAAATAGGAGATAAACAAATGACTACAGCAGAGCAAATGCGATACATATACGGATGCCTAGTGGTATCACTAGCGGTTAATTTAATCTTGGTTGTAAATCTTGTCGCGGGGATTATCGTATGACCACAATTGCATATAACTACGAGGACGGAGAGGTTGCCGTTGACTCAAGAAAATCAAATCGCCAAGGGGTTATCGTTAATGACAGCGAAATAAAGGCGCATACGCACAAGGACGGCTCAGTATGGGTTATAGCTGGCTGCGTGTGTGATATACCTGATTTTATGACGCTAAAGAAAAATGATTTATTCAATAGTGATGTTACGCTCGACTGTGTGGCGCTAGTTATTCGCGAGGGTGGGGTTTATTACTCGTTTGTTGATGACGGCATATTCTGCGAAGAGTTGATTACACATAACTTTACACTTGGCAGCGGTAGAGATTTCGCGTTAGCGGCGCTTGATTTTGACAAGTCAGCAAAAGAGGCCGTGGAGTACGCAAAGACCAGAGATATTTATACTGGCGGTGATGTTAAGGTGTATAGTCTATGAGTAACTGGATAAGCATTAATGATGAGTTGCCGTGCTCTGGCGAGCTGGTTAACGTGCGCGGTGGTGACGTAGAGGGGGTTAGTAGTGGGTGGTTTTCGCCCCTGCATAGTGCCGATACTACAACGTTCGACGTGCTTGATGAAGACGAGATGGTATTACTGAGTGCGACACACTGGCAACACCTACCCGAACCACCAAAATAACCGATATGCTATAATAGCCCAATACATTTTTATTGGGCTTTTTTGTGGCAATTATAATCGAAGACGGTAGCGGAGTCGCTACAGCAAACAGTTACAATACTGATGCGGAATATGTTGCATACGCAGCGGCGCGTGGAATATCAATTGGCGCAACCGCAACAGCTCGCGAGATTGAGTTAATCAGCGGTGGCGATTACACTGAGCAATTTTTAACCGCATTCATTCTAAAAACAACTACCAGTCAAGCCTTGCGTTATCCGCAATCATCTAGCTACGCCAGTGGCGTACTTGTTGCATCCACAGAAATTCCAAAAGAACTAAAACGCGCCCAACTCGAAGCGGCTGTATCTAAATTCAAAGGCGACCTTGACGCTGCGTCTTCTGCGTCAACCACTGGAGACGTTAAGTCTCAGCAGTTGGACACGTTGAAGGTTGAGTACTACCAAAGTGCATCTAGCGCGGCAGGTATCGCAACTGAAGCAGCAGGCTCTCCGACATCTGAAATTTATCTTGATATGTTATCAGTTACAGCTAGCGGTTCAGATAGCGCATTCTCATTCAGTAGGGGTTAATCATGCTAACTAATCCTCAGTGTTTGTCTATAGCTAATGAGCTGTACTCTCAGGTGTTCTCAGGACAAACAATCAACACCATCGTGTTAACTGAATACGGCAGAGAAGATCCTATGACTGGTGTTAAGGCAGTTACCGCAACTGATACGATTACAGTTGCTCGTGTGTACGACTTTAAAAACTACGAGCGTGCCAGTGACAGTATCGGGCTGACTGATTACAACGTTGGCTTTCCAGCGAACCCTCTCAATTGCACAATTAATAAATCTCTATCATGTACAGTGAATGGTACAGAGGTTAATATCGTGGCTGTGGCAATAAGTGAGACGAAATCAGAATGGACATTACAGGTGCATGATAAATGAGTCACGAAACTGATTTTGATATTACCGACGAATTGACTGATGACGTACAGAAAGCGCAACGAATTATGGCGTTTAGCGTGTCAAACGACTTACTGAAAGATACGCCAGCAGATACGGGCGAGGCTCGCGGTTCATGGCAAATCGGCATTGACGAACCTCCGCGTAAAGAGCGCTCAAAATCACGTAGAGCTGGTGGCGCACAAACTGAAAACAACGCACGAATCCGAAAGGGTACGGCTACGGTCGAGCTTAGTGATTTGTACGTTACATCGCTAAAACCGTACATGGAGCGATTAGAAAATGGTTGGTCTGACCAGAATAGCCACTTCATCGCAGCGGCAGTACAAAAAGCGGGATTGGAATTCGAGGACGTAAGATTTGGCTGATTCATTAGTATCAACATACAGCGACTTAATAGCACACATTAGCGCAAATTTACCAGCGGGATATACTGATAATGACGTATACCTGCCAAATGATGACCGCGAGGCACCAAAAGACGCCAACTGGATTAGGGTTGATATCACCAATAACAACACTATCGATGCAGCAGCAGGTGCGGGATGGCGTAGAACGTTCGGCATCATAACGCTAGAAATTAACACGCCTAAGGGTAGCACTTTCGGCGTTAAAACAGCAATCGACCATGCAGAGCTTCTACAGCGAGCATGGCGAAAACAGCAAATGAGCAACACACGAACCACGGAATCGAGCGTCATTTTCACTGGCAATAACGATGCGTGGTATACTATACAGATACAAACAGAATACTACTTTGAGGGTTAAACGATGGGCTTGCAGCGCAGCGACATAAAATTATTAATTTCAGCTCAGGCTGTCGAGGGCACGATTGATACCAATCCTGTTTTCACTGAGATACGCAAAACGGGCGGCTCATTAGTTAGCGCCCCAACATATGTTACAGGTAACGAGATTCCGACCGATGGCAATGCGCCGCAGCAGGTTCAGGATAGACGCGAAACGTCAATGTCTGTTGATTTCGATATGTCACAAGAAACCGCTAAGTATTTCGAGGCGCTAATTCACGGTGCTCAAACTGATAACGGTCAAGCCGCATCAACTGGCATTGAGGCGACCGCAACAGGCTATGTTATGCCAGCGGGTCACGTATCTGGTTTAAGTGTTGGCGATTGGTTTGGGATTTTAGGTTCTACTAACGCTGATTTGGATACCGCGTATAAAGTTGCATCTATCGATAGCGCGACCGAGATTACCACATCGCAAGCTCCGGCAGCCACAGAAGCGGCAGGCGCAAGTATCGTAATGTCTAGCTTAAAATGCTCTAACGGCACTCAGCGCACAGTGTTAACCACCCAGCAACGCGTACTTGATAACTCTAAAGTTGGTAACATTGCATACAAAACCGTCAAAGATACATTGATGGATACTGGTTCAATCTCGATTGAAAAGTCGGGAATCGTAACAGGTTCATTCGGCGCTAAGATGGGTAATCCAGAAGCGGGCACGGCAGCTATAGCAGGCCAAACTGATGCAACAGTCGATACTAGTGATTCTGTTAGCGCAATCAACAACACTAAGATGCTGTATGTGGACGGCCAAAATATAGGTTGCGTCCTATCAACAATGGGTATCGAGTTTGCCAATAACTTCGTTGGTGATGAAGGTGGCGCGGGTGGTTGTACCGAGGAATTCGGACGCGGCGTAATTAGCCTGTCCGGTTCGTTAATCGCTAAGACATTCGCTGATTCATCTACCCAATGGGCTGACCGTCGAGACAATGGCACGCGCGTTGCATTAGCGGCGCATATGACTTGGCCTGATGACCGCTGGATGGTTATCGAGATTACACGCGCTGTCGTTACTGAGCACTCATTCACCGATGGCGAGATTGTCGAAAATGAAATGAGCTACACGGCAGAAGGTGACGCAACAACTGGCGCAACTATCCAGATTTTCCGTAACTGGGTTTAACAACAATTTGATGTAAGGGCGGCGCTTAATTGCGCCGTTTTAGTTTATGAATTTAGAATTATACAAAGAAGATATCGACAAGCAAGAAAAAGGCTCACCATTCTACGTTAGCGATGATTTGTGCATGTACGTACGCAGATTAGGCACACAGCAAACCCGCATTGAGATTGAGAAGTTGTCAAAGTTTCTTTTTGGATTCACTAGCAAACCCGATAATGATTTATTAATGGGGCACTGGCTGGCTGAATATGGCGTAACAGGTTGGGATGTGCTTAATGATGATAGTGACCCAGAAGACGAGTACTCAAAACGTGCTGCACTGGCGATATTTACCAATCCTGAATACATGCTATCTCTAAATCAGGCGCTACTAGTTCACGCTACAAACTACGCTAATTATCTATTTGATGATATGAGCGAGGACGTAGAAGAGGTAAAAAAGAAATAAAGTATCGCGCCCAAGTTGGTTACGGCAGGGATGAGGACGATACGCTAGAAATGGCTAGGCTTAGCGGGAATATGGCGAGGATTGAAACAATGAAACCAGAAATGACAGATAGGCGATACCAGTTATTATCCATGTTTAACGAGCTATCTCAAGAGCGTAGATTAGAAAATGGCGCACCAATGCCTATTCGAGTTAGTGATATTCATGTTTACGTTGGCTTTAATGGTTCGCTTGGCTATCCACTCGACTTGATTGTTGAGGCCATAAAGCAAATTGATGCTGAATATATAGAAACCCGATGCAACGAAATAAAACGGAAATTAAATAAAAATGGTAACTAAATATATTGATGTTGCATTGCGTGCTAACGGCGCAAAAACAGGCATAGATTCATTAAGCAAAAAAATGGTTGGTCTAGGCTCTGACTCGGACAAGACCGCAAAGGATATCAAGAATCTAGACGGCGAGGTTACTGGGTTACAATCCAGTAATAAGGAATTATCTGCAACCATGACTAATGCAGCGAGGTCCCTATCAAAGGCAGGAGCCGAATCGGATAAGCTAGCGAAGTCGCAAGAGAAAGCGGCGGAGGCAGCTGCAAAACTAAAAAATAGAGAAGTTGAGTCTGCTCATGCCCTCGCGTTGGCGATAGAAAAGTCGGCAGACCTATCGTCAGCGACCGCAAACACAGAAAAGCAACAAGCAAGTCTAGACGCTAGGCGAGAAAAGTCTACAGCCAAAATAAACGAAATGCTAAACAGGCATGAGTTACTGGCGGAGTCGATTAAGAAATCGTCAGTTCAGTCAGAGTTAATGTCAAAGAGGCAGAAAGAACTTACAGACACAATGGACAAAGCGTCAAAGGAGGTCAGCGAAAGCGAGACTCAGTATGACAGGTCAACGGCGTCACTTGAGAAACACAAAAAGAAACTCGCATCATTGGAAGCGCAGGAAAAGAGATCGATAGCGTCAAGTAAGAAGGTGGCAAAATCAATAGCGTCGATATCTAAAGTTGCGTTAGGCGTCGCGGTGGCGGTTG